TGGAGCAATATAAGGAATTTGAAAAAAAAGCAGTTATGGAGCTGTTTGAAGAAGGTACTACCATTACTGCAGCAAATAAAGCCGCTGTAATGGGTAAACTACTTCAATACTCCAACGGGGCAATATATGATGCTGAAAAAAATTATCATGTAATACATGACGTTAAACTTGATGCCTTAGAAGAAATCGTTGAAGCGGCTAACGGGCAACCCGTATTAGTGTTTTATTCCTTCAAGCATGACCAGGAGAGAATAACTAATAGGCTGAGAGCATATAAACCTAAATCCTTGAAAACTGAAAAGGACGTACAAGAATGGAACAAAGGGAATATTCCGGTACTTTTAGCTCACCCAGCAAGTGCGGGTCATGGTTTAAACCTCCAAGCAGGAGGCAGTATAATAGTTTGGTTCGGTCTTAATTGGTCTTTGGAACTTTACCAGCAAGCAAATGCAAGGTTGCACAGACAAGGGCAAACTAAGCCCGTAATAATTCATCACCTCATAACTCCGGATACGTACGACGTTGATGTTTTTAACGCCTTACAAAGTAAAGGAGATACCCAAGAGCTATTAATGCAGGCTTTGAAAGATAAGAAAGAGCAGTATAGCAAAGAGGTTTAGACCTTATTTTGATAATTTGAAATTATCGTGCGTAGTAATCTTGCATTATTGTACACGGTAATTTCAAATTATCATTTTGATTTTTAATTAGTTAAAAGCTTGACAAATGTATTTTATTTATGTACATTTGCCGCATGAAATTAAACATTAGGCAAGAAAAATTTTGTAATAAATACGTTGAATGCGGTAATGCTTCAGAGGCTTACCGCTTTGCCTATTCTTGCAAAGGTTGGAAAGCTGAATCGGTTAATGTAAAGGCTTCCCAACTTCTAAATACAGATAAGGTTCGGCTAAGGGTTGAGGAGTTGAAATCTAATTTGCAAAAGAAGTCCGATATAAAGAAAGAACAGATATTAGAAATACTTGTTGACATCCTAGGAGCCGACATTAAAGACTACATAAATTTAACAGAAGTCACCCAGTTTGACATCTTCGGAGACCCGCACCAGAGTACAGGATTAGATTTTAAGCATTTTGACACGATGACCAAAGAGCAACGAAGGGTCATTAAAGGGGTGAAGATGGGCAAAGCAGGCATAGAATTGCAACTACACGATAAGTTGGCTGCAATTGAACGTATATGCAAGATGCTAGGTTACGATGCCCCTATTAAGAATGATATTAACCTAGGAGAGGATACCGTCAAGTTAATTGTTGGAATGAAAGTACAATAGTCTTATGGAAACAATGACTTTAGTATTTGATACTTGTGGTAATGATAAGCAAAAAGAAGTTTGTCGTTATTGGAATGATCCGACAGTAAGTGATATAGTTTATGGAGGAGCAAAACTCACAGGTAAATCATATTTGGGTTGTTCACTTATCTTCGGAACAGCATTTACTTATCCTAACACATTCTGGTTTATTGCTCGTAAGAATCTAAATGATTTACGAAAATTTACCATTCCAAGTATTTACGAGGTATTTGATCATTGGATTATAACAGATAAATATTACCAGTACAATGGGCAGGATAATTATTTCCAATTATATAACAAAAGTCGTGTCTACCTATTAGACGCAAAATATTTACCTTCTGATCCTTTATATTATCGTTTTGGCTCAATGCAAATGACTGGAGGCTGGATAGAAGAAGCGGGAGAAATCACATTAGCTGCGAAGAATAATCTTCAAGCGTCTATTGGGCGTTGGAATAATAAAATGTATAACTTAGCTCCTAAACTATTACAAACATGCAATCCTTCTAAAAACTATTTATATGGGGATTACTATAAGAAAAATAAAGAGAATACTTTAGAGCCTCACAAAAGATTCATTCAAGCTCTTCCTTCGGACAATAAATGCGCATCTCCTGAATATTTATTAAATCTTGAACATTCTTTGAGTGCCAATGAAAAGGAAAGGTTACTATTTGGTAATTGGGAGTATGACGACGACCCCAATGTGCTAATCGACTACGACGCTATTTGTGATTTATTTACAAACGAATATGTGCAGCCTATTGGGCAGAATAGAATAAGCGCTGACCTCGCAATGAAAGGTAGAGATAGATTCATAGCAGGAGGATGGAAAGGATTAGTTGTAAATATTGATATAGATATGCCATACTCTCCGGCTGACATCATAGAAAGGAAGCTTAAAGAACTAATCATAAGACGTAGAGTAAGTCGTAGCCATGTAGTTGCAGATAGTGACGGGTTAGGCGCTTACTTGGAGAGTTACATAAAAGGTATTGTTGAGTTTCACAACGGTAGTACTGCCTTTGACGAGCAGTACGCAAACCTTAAGGCAGAATGTGCTTATAAGCTCGCCGAGGTTGTAAATAACAGACAGATGAGAATTATATGCTCTAAGGAGCAAGAGGAGAAGATAAAGGAGGAATTAGGAGTTCTAAAAGCAGTAGATGTTGACAACGACACCGCCAAGAAGAACATAATCTCTAAGGACTTGATGAAGCAACTATTAGGCTTCTCTCCTGACTACCTGGACATGCTGCTTATGGGTATGTACCACTATGTAGCTCCTAAGCCTAAAGTACATAAAGGAGTTAAGAAAATGGTTTATAAATAATTAAGGATATGATACTAGACAAGTTAACAAGTATAATCAAATCAGCTAATGCCGGTTACTCCGTTGAATACGATGAGGCTAAGATGTTTAACGTAAGCGCTGACAACCTCAATAAGGGTCATAAGTTCGCGTATATAGAAGAGTTTAGAGAGGGGGAAATATCAGTTAAGTACTTTCTAAATGAGAGTACTAAGATACAAATTGCCTTCTCTAATATAACCGAGATACTTCTTCCGGCATTAGATAGAGAAGCAATAAGAGAAGAGATAAAGAAAGAAATAGTTAGACCTTTCATAGAAGAGTACAATAAGTCGGGTGTTTTTGAAAAGGTTACACGCTTTAAGACTTATACTCCATTAGCTCGATTTGACGCTAATGAGGTAAGCGTTATAGTTGAGTTTGATTGCACCGAGATAGAAAACAATTGTGAATAATGAACCTAGAAGAAAGACTAAACGAGTTAAAGGCTAACATCATTAGCAGGCACGTGGACGCAGGGCAGGTAGCCTCAGGGCGTACAAAGGCGGGCTTCGAGGTTAAGATGTTATCTCCTTATCATGGTCAACTCTTAGGTTATTCTTATTCAGGGGTATTGGAGCGAGGCAGGAAGCCTGGACGAATACCTAAGGAGTTTAGAGCGATAATAGAGAGGTGGGCGGTGGCTAAAGGAATAAGCTTTAACAGCGACGCAGATAGAAGCCGCTTTGCTTACTTCGTAGCACAGAAGATACAGCGTGAAGGAACAAAACTATTTAGGTCGGGGGGGACAGTAGACGTATTTTCATCCGCCTTAGTTTCATTCACTGATTTATTAGCTACTGAGGCATTAGACGCCTTTGAAATAGAAGTTAAAAACCAAATATTTATACGATAATGGGTACAATAGTAAGATTACCTCTTAAGGAGCATGCAGCACATAATCCTATCATAGTTGAGATAGAAGACACAGAAGTGGGTACAATCTCTATCGGAGTATTCGCGGGCACTGGTTATACCTTATCCAAAGAAGTCTTTAACGGGAGAGCAATTTTCGACCTCTCACCTATCCTAAAGCGTTGTTTCAATGACTCGGTGTCGTTCCCAGGTAACCCCGAATGGTTTGCTGATAACAACCTAGGAATAAATTATACGGCTAAGATAGCAGGTATTACCTATCCGTTTACAGCTCTTAACGCAGTAAGACAGATAGGTGAAAGCTCCGGGATGAATGAGCAAGAGGGGCATTTCCTTACTAACTTTGACAGAATAAAATACTATCCTGGTTATGATATACAACTATGTGCTATGTGCTTTCCAACAGCTAACTATTATAACATAGCGGGAGGCTCTCAGATCCATGTTGAGTTAGATAGGGGGGTATTTTCTTTTTGGTTTAGAGGTGGCGCCTACGCCGCTATAAGTGACATGAGCAATAGCAACGTGTACCTGGTGACTAATGGGGACACAGTAATAACTAATGAGCTGGGAGAAGCAATAG